TATAACGACGAAAATAATGAAGAAGATAATAATAATCGTCAAAATAATTATTATCGTTAATTATTTTGGTTCAAAATATTTACCATTTAGTCCACACTTTTCATCCAGTTCTCTGTTTTCTTTTGCTAAATTATATTCAATTTGACCTGAAACAATATTACTATTTGCATATTTGAAGCATATGCTTCTATGTGGTATTATTTGTTTATTATAATCATATTTTGGATTAAAAAAGAAACAATCTGTACATTTTGGTAAATTTGCATTTTGTATAATTTGTTTTCTAGTTTTTTTAGAAATTTCATTTGGAATAGATTTGTTTAAATCATTATTTGCAATAAAACGGATAATTCCAATTGATTTACGCATATTATAAATATATATATTAAAAGGTTTTTAAATTGCCCAATCTCTATGATAACTCATTACTTTTAATTGTTGCATAATTTTTTTTAGAAAATAGTTACTATAAATTCCAACAATGTTTCTAAGATATTCTGCCGTTTTTGTTTCATCATAATTATTTGTAACAAATATTTTATACAAATCTCCAATAGTAAAAATACTATATTTATTTAATACAGTATTCATTCCTTCGTGATATGCTGTATATGTATTAATTGGTACACTCAAGTAAGTCATAGATTGAATTAATGGACGTGTATATTTTTCAAAAATAGTATCATTATTATACTTTACCATCATAAATATTTTATGTAAACATTTTGTATCTTCTAGAGCACAATGAAAATTAATATCATTATCATCATCCCTTTTACATAAAATATTATATACAGTTGCTAGTTTAAAATTTGGTTTAATGGTAGGATGAAGTTCTTTTACAATAGGAAATAAATCGATGAAATACCAATTTTGAGGAATAGACATATTACATTTTTTGAAGTTATTTTCAAGAATAACTTGATCATATCCAAAATTATTGTAAGCAATAAAGTATACATTATCTCTTCCAAATAATTCACGAATAATCTTTTTTAATATAGTAAATAATTCATATGTTGTAATAGCATTATTTTCAACAAGTTTTTTAGAATCAATTCCATGAATATGAGTTCCTTCAATTCGTTCATCTAGGGGGAAAACATATTTATTTAGTAATACTGATCCATCATCATTTAATAGTGACATTTGCAATATACACGTTGTATAGTAATCAAGTCCATTTGTTTCTAAATCATATAAGACAACATTTTTATCATCTAAATATGACTGAATAGAATCAAATGATCTTTTTTTTGGTTGAAAAGTTGACAATTCCATTTTTATCTATATTTATTATTATATCAATAAATATTTAATAATAAATTATTCAATTTCTTTACATAAAAAAGTGATTTTTATTTTATTTTAAAAGTATTGATTTCAATATTAATTAACACTAAATTATGGACCACTCATTAAAAAAGTGGCTTCAAAAGGAATATGTTCATCTAGACACATGTCATATTTCTACAAAGAATGATTTTAATAAATACGATGATTTTAAAAACTTCGTATACGAACACTATTCTTTAGAACATCTTAAAAAATATAACTATATTAAATATGTCAATATAATGCGGAACATACTAGTTGTTAGAAATGAAGCAGAGTATATGCAACATATAAATAAAATAAACTCATTGTTAGAAATATTGTCATCAAATAGTTTATTTCCTCAACTAGATATTCGCAAATACTTCTTTAAATTACAAAACATTGATATAATGATTGATACTAAAAAGAAAGTTTTACTTGAAACATTGGATTATATTCAAAATCTCTTTAAAATGAAACGAGATAAAATAGACGTTCAATTCAAAATATTAATGGGTATTAATGCATTATTCTATAAAATTAAATTATATCAGAAGTATACTAAGCAATTAAAACATGCTGTTAAACAATTTATTATTTTAGAAGAATCGTATGGAATTGATCATAAACTAATAGAAATAAATAATATAAATAAAGATTTATTAGGAAAACAATCTGAATATTCTGCCTATCATAAAATGATAGAATATGTTTCTTATTTGAACACAATTCAAAATAAGAAAAAATATTATTATGAAAATAATGTTAATATATTTAAATTATTATCAATTAAAAGCTGCTCATTAAAACCATTTAAGGGTGAAGTAGATGGAATGATTATTTCATTTGATGGAAGTAAATATATGATTGAATATATTATTGAAGTAAAGAGTTCTATTAAATCAACTTTTGAAGATTCTATAAAATTAATTAATTTTCAATATTATATTAAAAATATAGTAATAGATACAGATATTTATTATGAAAAATATATTTTTAATCAGAATAGTTTTAAAAAGATTTGTAATTCAACAATTGTTAATTGGTGTATATATATATGTTATTCTCAATATCCTCAGTATATTGAGAAGTCTCATTTTTATTTTTCATCGGTATTAAAAATTTTGGATAATGATTTTATTAAGACTTTTTACATTGAAAATAATAATATATCTATTATATCAAAATATATTTTGATTGAATCAAATAGAGGTTTAGTTAACAAATTATTTAATGAATGGAAAAAAGAAAGTCAATTAGGACAATCAGAATGTAATATCTTTTTAGGAGGATATATTTAGTTAAAGGTCTAATTTTTATAAAACTCCTTTCTTTTTAGAAACTCTTGTCTTTTTTTCTTTTTTAACTTCTAATTCTGCTACTGGAGTTTCTACTACTGTTTCTATAACTGGTTTTTCAACTTTCTTAATCTTAATCTTCTTTTCTACTTTTTCAGATACATTTTTTGTTACCTTTTCTTTCGCAGAAGTAGTTTTTGTTTTCTTAGGTTTTACTACTTTTTCTTCTTCTTCATATACCGGTTCTTCTAATTCAATTGCCCCGAAATTAATATTTTCTTCTTCATCTTCTTCTTCGACTGGTTCTTCAATTGTTTCATCGCCAATATTTTCGGCAGTTCCTTCTTTAATAACACTATTATTTTCAGCCATTTTATCTAATTGTCGTTGTGTTCCTTTTTCAATTCCAAATCCGAATTCGAAATCTTCATCATTTATATCTTCTTCTGGTTCAACTTTATTATAAACTTCATTCATTTTATCCATTACTAAATCTTCGGTTACAAATTCATTATCACCATCAATATGATCAGGAATATCTACTTTCTCTAATAGTTTCTCTTCATCCATTAAAATATCAAATGCATTAGTACCCGACTTACAAAATTGACCAGCTAAGATATTTGCTGAAACACCTTTCATGTTATCTTTTTCTGCAAAAAGTGCTGCTTTAGTAAATATATTCATTACTTCCTCAAAAGATGCCTTTGCAATAGGTCCACTTTCTGCATTTTTATTCAATCCATGTCGATCAATTTGCATTAATTTACCACGATATGTCATAATATCTGCTAACATCTGAATGTGGCGTGGGTTAGGATGATTCGACTTGTACACTTTCATTAATTCATGATAAATCATGTTTCTAGTAGCTTCAATACCAAATAACTCATAGAATTCTAATATATCATTCGTGGAAATTCGTGTAATATCAACAGAATCTTCCGCCAAAATATCTATTAAATTACTTCCACTGGTCTCTAACATCCATTCTTTAGAAGGTTGCATCGAGCCGTCATTATTATATTTGATAATGTTATGTTCTTTTAGCTCAACATGTTTAATATCTTTGACTCCACGAAGAGATAATTCAATTAACTGTTTTTCAATATCTTTCAAGAAATCTAAGAAGTTTCCTTTATCATATTTTATCTTAATCCTCATGATTACATCATTTGCACTATCATCACTATAAACACAGTCTATTTCTTGATCATTATGACTCTTTTCCTTGATAGTTTCTTGAATTTCCTGGATTGTGATCTTGCGATTCATCAAACTTTCTTTGTCAAAAGTTAATCTCAAAATCCAAGGTGACATATCAGCTTCATTAATATTATCAATATCAAACAGTTCAGAAAATTCTTTGTATGTCTTAATAAATTCACGATCTTCATTTTTATCAGTCATACCATTTTCATTATCATATAATATTTCCGTTTTGAGTAAAATGTCTTTCAATTGCGTGTAAGCAAACTCTGATTGAATCTTTTTAGCTTTTTCTTTATTGGTCGAATATTCTTCTTTCAAAAAGATCTTCATATTCTTGTGTTTCAAATTTTTAGTCAAATTAATGATCTCACGAAGACGAGGAATACCTTCAGTAATAACGACCGAACCAGCACCGATACCGGCCAGATGAAACGTGTCGAAAACGCAAACACCGTTAAAAATATTGAATGTTCGAGTTTCTTCAACTGTCAGATCAAATGCATAATTTGTCGTATTTTCAACTTCTTCGATAGATTTAATTCTGTCGAATAAAATATCAGTAAATCTTCCTGCCCTATCTTCCATTATTATTGTTCCATCTATTTCATTAGGAACCTGTAGATATTTCTTAGAATACTCATATTTAAATTCATATGCAAGAATACTAGATAATCCTTCTTGTTTATAATCTATTTTCATATCTAATATTTCTGCTAATTTCTGTGATTGTTGATTGTTTATCATTAAATGATAAAGTTGCTTAATATCTAGACTTCCTCTGTTATTTGTTTCTTGTTTCTTAAATTTCATTATTTTACTATAAATATCAAAAATATTTAATATTTGCTGTACATCAATTAACATATTTTTTGAAACAGATGATATCTGTATATCTCTTTGTTTTCCATTAACATTTATACATCCGTCTCCTCCAATATAAGCATCTAAAAATCCTTTTAAACATGTTTTATTCGAGAAAATAATAATATCTGAAACAAATTTATTATGGCTTAACTTTCCGCACAAAATTTCTAAAATTCTACATAAAATAGTACTATATATTCTAATATCTTGAGTTGTCCAACCTTCTTTATTTTTATTTTCTGTTTTATAAATATTTGTAGAAATGTTCCATTGTTTGCATAGTTCTTCAATTGGACCATAATAAGCCGAATCATTATTTGAAATTGAAATTTGATGATCAGTCATACATCCTTCTGCACAATAGGCGCCAATTAAATATCCAAAGTTATAGTCTAATGGAATCTTTTCAGGTATATTATATTCACACATATTAGATAATAACATATATACATTACCATCTTTAATCGTGCTCTTTGATTTGCGACCAGGTCTAATTCTATCGCTAGCTAATTGAACAACTGTGTCACTTCTTCTATGTGGCAAAATAAAGGTTTTATTTGCGTGTTTCATCCACCAATGATGCTCCTTCATAACTGATTTTGCCTTTTCTAGTTCACTTCCATAAACATATTGTGTTGGTGGTAATATTGTCTTTAGATCAAGTTCCATACTTTCTGCAAAGTCAATTTGTTTTTTGCTAACCGGTAAGTAATCGCCTACTTTTAATGTTTCGCCTTCAGCTGCTATAATCTTTCCATTTACTAATTTAACGAATGATTTTGCTTTAGTAGCAATAACTGTTCTGTTTTCTTCTGTTGTAACTTTAATCATTACATTTGTCCCATCTTTGTTAATAACCGGATGTTTCGTAACTGCTTCAATGCGTTTCCACAATACTTGTCCATCTTCAGTACATGATGGAACTTCATAGAAATCAGCACATTCCGCATAAGTAGTATCTTTATCTTCCATATAATCAATTTTCTTCGACTTTTTAATTTCGCGTTCAATAAAATCTCCAATTTGCACTTTCTTAATAATCTTATTTGAATCTCTTACGATAATTTCAGTTTCATAAGTAACTGAATTCAAAGTCAGTTGCGTAGAAATCTCTCCTAAAGTTTGAGCTCCAATGATTCCAACCATTTCACCCGGATTAATAAGAGAACTTAACATCTTATCTTTAATCATCAAAATAATACTATCGTATGCCATTTTTGACATTCTGTATTCTTTCATAACTCGTTTTAGCGACAAAAATGACTTGAAAATAATCTTAAAAAGTATCCAATTTTCTTCTTTTTCAGGCAAGTATTGAATAATATCCTTCATTGCTGCATTATATGTGTCAATAATGTATTTCGGTGTCATATCACAAAGATGGAATGGTTCAATTCCATACTTAATCTTTTCAGATGAAATAACTCTAAAAAGATTGATTGGAATGTAAGTCATAATATCACCAATTGCCTCTGTATTCTTGAAATATTTGTATCTAAGATCATTTCTGTATTTCATTACCATTTCGAAATCTTCTTTCATAATATTCTTATAGTCATCCGTTAATAACATTTCTTCTAATGAACTCTTAGTCATAAAGTTTTCAAAGTATGAAATATCATCATAAGAATCAAATTTATATACTTCTTCCATCTTTACATCATTATATTCAATAATTTCAATTCGTGTTACTTTTTCAAGTTTAATTGGATCAAAGTTATCATCTCCATATGCAAATTGAATAATGTTTCCAGAAGCATTTCGCACAGTTAGATCATAATGAACCATTAAGTCTTCGGCTGCTTTGATGAATTTACGAGATGTATAACCTGAATCTGCCGTATCAACTACATGAAGACCATTTGCTAAACCGAAATTTAATGTCGATGGAATAGTTAAATCATATACTTTTGGATATTTTGAAATATCCACCTTGTTAATCTCCACAATCTTATCTAGAACAGTATCATTAACCGGTGTAAAACTGCAATGACCTCTATAACAATCAATGTCTTTTAATAATTTCGCTTTTTCACCCAAATATAAAACAATGTTGTCTCCAAATGTTTTTAGCCATTGAGAACGAATACTTAATTCATACCAATTTTCTCCAATAATAACTTTTCCGAAAATATTTAATCTAGAAAGGCAAACATTTACATCATTTACCAATCTTAATGAAGATGAGCACAAGTCAATAGATGCTTTGTTAATTTCTGCTCCACTAAAAATTGCACCTACTAAGCTCTTAATAAATGATTCAGGTGCGCTAAAACATTGAGGGTTAATAAATCTATTTTTGTGATTGTTTCCACATAGTCCAGAAAGAATCTTAGCAAGAACGGTTGAATATCCACGAATAAATCGCACCTTGTTATTTCTACTGTAATCTCTGTATGAAACATCATATTTTTCAAACCATTCATGATAGAAATCTATTATCTTATCATCTGAGTTAGAAATTTGAATATAACCACTCTCAATATCTAAAAATCCATTGGTAATAAATAATCCCAAGAATACTGCATTTTCTTCCGTAAATTCAAACTTATCCTTAATATGAGATACATATTTCTTGGTATAAATACATCCTTCTTTCATTTCATTAATCATACCTGATTTGAATGATTTCATAAAAGACTGAATATTCTTGTATGGTAGTGTAAATACAGTTCCATTATTTATATTCCACCATTTACTTGGCATATTCTTCTGCAACTTCATTATTTCTTCTGTCATTTCACATGCTTTTATATAATCAGTGCTATACAAAAACTCTGTTTTAGGTAAAAACTCAAATATTTCAATGTAATCATGAATAACTGGAGGAACAACCAATTTTGCAGTAACTGGTACAAAATCACCTACATTTACTTGAGGTGTTGATTTTCGCTCGTATTGTTTTCCATTCCAGATTAACAAAGAATGAGATTCAGTTACAATAACATCTCGGCCACCTAATGTCTTAATTTCATACAGTTCTTTTCCAGGATCGTGACGAGTAATATTTTTAACAATGCCCCAGCTTACATTTCCATCTAGATCAGTAGTTGGAATATAAGCTTCATGTGCAAGTTCAAGTAATTCCATTTCTTTTTCTGGTAAGGTTTGAACATTTTCT